ATGTCACCACCGACGAGGTGGAAGCTGCTTCCGAGTCCGATGCACGCGACGACATCATCTCGTTCAAGGTAAAGATGAATCTGCGCATGTCGGTTGAGGATTACGACAGGACGCAGAACGAGTTGAAGGAACTGGTGCTGCTACGGAACAACCTGGTACATCATTTCATCGACCAGCACGACCTTTGGAGCCTGGACGGATGCCGTGGCGCGCATGACACCCTGACGGCTGCCTATGTCCGCATCGATCAGCACTTCGAGCAACTGCGGGGCTGGGCCGAACACATGGATCAGGCCCGGCGGTTGGCTGCAGAATTCGCCCAGTCCGATACCTTTCACGATCTGGTGATCCACGGCATCGCACCGGATGGTTCGGTGGATTGGTCTGCTGCAGGGATCGTGCGCGCGCTGCGCGAGGCCGCTGCCGAATTGGCCGTCGAGGGCTGGACTCCGGTTGCCTCGGCGGGACGCTGGATCGTAGAGCGGCTCCCCGAACACCTGCCAGCGAAATATGGCTGCAGCAGTTGGCGGCAGGTCGTGCATGAATCTCGTCTGTTCGAGCTTCGATATCGTGATGTGGGCGGCCAGCGCGCGGCTTGGTATCGAGCCAAGCAGACATAGCGCCAGCTCCGCGCACGCCCGCTAAAACACGTTACGCGAAGCCCCTTCGGTTCATAGCATGAGCAGCGTTTTCCATCGAAGCGTCTGCCATGTCCGAACTCGAACCAATCTCCATTTCCCCGCCGTCTGACCGGCCTCGGCACCCGCAGCAGGAAATCGCCGACCTGCTGGCCGCAGCACTGCTGCGCCTGCGCGCGCGTCCGGCCAGCCACACCCTCGAAAACAGCGAGCGCGTTCGCCTTGGCTTCCCCGGCCAACAGCGCGTGAATGCGAACCCCGATCACCACTACGGAGTTCGCCCATGACGGCACACGCACCACCACCCGCCACGACGGTCGTCGCCCAGGTCGCCGGAATCCCCCATCTGTCGATGGGCGATCTCTGGGCACTGTGGGACGAGCATTTCGATGAACGGCCCGGCCACCACCATCGCGGCTGGCTAGAGAGTCGACTGGCCTACAAGATTCAGGAACGCGCCTTCGGCGGTCTGAAACCCTCCCTGCGCAAGAAGCTCGAGAACGTCGGCGAAACCGGCATCCTGCCCAAGTCGCTGCGCAGCGACGCCCAGCGCCTACTGCCCGGCACCATCCTCACGCGCATCTACGACGACATCGAGCATCGGGTGCTGGTGCGTGGGTCGAATGACTTCGAGTATCAGAGGCAACGCTTCAAGAGCCTGTCCGCGATTGCGGGCCACATCACCGGCAGCCACTGGTCGGGCCCGGTGTTTTTCGGCTTGAAGACGTCCGCCGCCAAGAAGGTGATGGCATGAGTTCGCCACGCGCCAACGCGCTGCCACCAGTCACGCCGAAGAAGCGTTGCGCCGTCTACACCCGCAAATCCACCGACGAAGGGCTGGATCAGGAATACAACAGCCTCGAAGCCCAGCGCGACGCGGGCCTCGCCTTCATCGCCAGCCAGCGGCACGAGGGCTGGATCGCCGTCGGCGACGGCTACGACGACGGCGGCTACTCCGGCGGCAACATGGATCGTCCCGCCTTGCGCCGCCTGATGGTCGACATCGAGGCCGGGAAGATCGACACCGTGGTCGTCTACAAGATCGACCGCCTCACGCGCAGCCTGCCGGACTTCGCCAAGCTGGTCGAGGTGTTCGACCGCAACGGCGTGTCCTTCGTCTCGGTCACGCAGCAGTTCAACACCACCACCTCGATGGGGCGGCTGATGCTCAACGTGCTGCTGTCCTTCGCCCAGTTCGAGCGCGAGGTCACCGGCGAGCGCATCCGCGACAAGATCGCGGCGAGCAAGGCCAAGGGCATGTGGATGGGCGGCGTTCCGCCCTTGGGCTACGACGTCGTCGAGCGGAAGCTCATCGTCAACGAACGCGAGGCGGCGCTGGTGCGCGACATCTTCCGGCGCTACGGCGAGCATGGCTCGGCGGCGCGCCTGGTGCGTGAACTGGACATCGAAGGCCACACCACCAAGGCGTGGGTGACGCAAACCGGACGGCAGCGACCGGGGCGCACCATCGACCAGCAGTACCTGTTCACGATGCTGCGCAACCGCATCTACCTCGGCGAAATCTCCAACAACGGCCAGTGGTACGAGGGCCAACACGAAGCCATCGCCACCCCGGCGCTGTGGGATGCGGCGCACGCCTTCATCGAACGGCGCAAGCAGGCTCCGCGCGAACACGCCGCCAAGCATCCGGCGCTGCTGGCTGGCCTGCTGTTCGCGCCCGATGGCCAGCGCATGCTGCACTCCTTCGTCAAGAAGAAGAACGGGCGGCAGTACCGCTACTACGTTCCCTACCTGCACAAGCGACGCAACGCGGGCGCGAGCCTATCGCCCCATACTCCGGATCGGCCGGACGTCGGCCATCTGCCCGCCGCCGAAATCGAGAACGCGGTGCTGGTACAAATCCACGCGGCGCTCTCCGCGCCGCAGATGCTGATCGCGGTGTGGCGATCCTGCCAGCAGCGTCCTGCGGGTAGCAAGCTCGACGAAGCGCAGGTGGTCGTGGCCATGCAGCGCATCGGCGATGTGTGGGCGCAGTTGTTCCCCGCTGAACAGCAACGCATCACGCGACTGCTGATCGAATGGGTGCAGTTGCACGGGCATGGGCTGGACATCGTCTGGCGCGAGGACGGCTGGCTCGGCTTCGGTGCCGACATCGGCGCGCACCCGCTTGTCGAGGAAGCCCGCGCGCAGACCGAAGAGGCGCTGGCATGAACACCACGCCGAACCCGCGTAAGTGCACCGTCCACATCGAGGTCGGCACCGATGCCCGCAGCTACGTCAGCGGCGGTCAGCGGGTCACGCTGGTGCCGTTGACGATCAAGCACCGCCAGAACCGCAAACTGCTGATCCCGCCCGCGTCCGACGCTACTGGTGCGGCGGGCGGCTTCGACGCGCCGATGATCAAGACGCTGGGCAAGGCCTTCTACTGGAAGCGGCTGATCGACGAAGGCGTCTATCCGACGACCGCAGATCTGGCGCGCGCGCTGAAAGTGGAGACAGGCTGGGCGGCCGAGGTGCTGCGCATGACCATGCTGGCCCCGGACATTGTCGAGGCGATCTTCGAGGGCCGCCAACCCCGGCATCTGAACCTGCACACGCTGCGCGGCCGCCAAGACCTGCTGCCCCGCGACTGGGGCGAGCAGCGTCGGCTGCTGGGCTTCATCGACGCCTGAGCCCCGTCCCCGATTTCCGCTGACGACGGCGAGCCATGTGCTCGCCGTTTTCGTTGGTGCGGACGGATTGGCGAACCCGAAGTTTCCGCGTGGTTCGCCATTGCGTCCCTTCAAGGTTCGCCACCCGAAATTTGGAATGACACCTGTTCCTCAACAACGCAACAGGAGCGTTCCATGCAGACATCAGCAAGCCCTTTTCCCCGGTCGCCCTCATCGGCGAACGCCCAGGGGATCAACAGCCTTTCACCCGGCGACCGCCGGGTGCTGAACGAAAACGAACTGGCCCAGCGGTGGGGAGTCAGCCCCAAGACGCTGCAACGCTGGCGCAGCGAAGGTCGTGGCCCGCGCTACCTGAAGCTGTCCAAGCGCGTCGGTTATCCCGTGGACGCCGTCATCGAGTTCGAGCGCGACGCGCTGCACGACTCGACGTCCGAACGCGCCGTGGTTTGAGGAGCGATGCCATGAACGACATCACTCTCTTTCCCGCCGACATCGCCGCGATGTCCGTCAGCCAATTGGCCGCGCTGCCCGCCGCGCAGAAGGCCGAGATCGACAAGAACCTCGACGAAGCCCTCAGCTGGCTGAAGAAGGCACGCGCCAAGTTCGATGCCGCGCTCGACGCCGCCTACGGCGAACAGGCCCGCGCCACCTTGCGCGATTCGGGCCGCGACTTCGGCACCGCGCACATCGACGAGGGCCCGCTGCGCATCAAGTTCGAGCTGCCCAAAAAGGTCAGTTGGGATCAGAAGAAGCTCGGCGACATCGCCGCCCACATCGTGGCCGGTGGCGACAAGGTCGAGCACTTCATCGACGTGAAGCTGGCGGTTTCCGAATCGCGCTTCACCAACTGGCCGCCGTCGCTCCAGCAGGAGTTCGCCGCCGCTCGCACGGTCGAGCCGGGCAAGCCGTCTTTCACCCTTTCCCTCGAATCGGAGCACTGATCATGAGCACCAGCCTCATCGCTTTGCTGCGCAAGCAGCTCCCGTCCATCTTCGGCGAGTCCCTGCCGACGGACATCCATTGCCGCAACGCCGACGGCAATGTGGTCGCCGTCGCGCTCGAAGCGGCCACGGTGGACGAACTGGCCTTCGCCATCCAGACCGCCA